TGGAGAAAGAGAGGACAGATTCCCAATATGGGAGTTTGCCCTCTTTTTTAATTGACACACTTTATTTGGAGAAAGGAGGTGTGATACATGCCGATTGTAAAACCAACTGTTAAATTCAAAAAGCTTTATCCCGAAGCTACTATTCCCGAAGCAAAGACAAGCGAAGCCGCAGGGCTTGACCTTGTTTGTCTTCACAACACGTCAGTGTTGCCTTTTACCATTTCTTCACGTCCTGCAATAGTACGTACTGGTGTGGCTATGGAGTTGCCTAAAGGTTACTATGCAGAAATTGTCTTACGTTCATCTACAGGCAGGGACAGCAAGATTCGTCTTGCTAACCAAGTAGGTATTATCGACAGCGACTATCGTGGTGAGATTCTGCTTTATGTCGAGAACTTAGGACACCACATGGAGATTATCAAAGAGGGCACACGCATTGCCCAAATGCTGATTAAAAAGTGTGTGTCTTTTGAGGTAGAAGTCACCGATGAATTAAGTGAGACCTCTAGAGGTAAATCTAGTGGCTCTACAGGCAAATAGGAGGAAACTATGGTTATGTATGAAGTAGGACAAAGGGTACGTCTTACTAACCCACTGCTCCCGAAATTTAGAGGGAAAGTAGGTATTATCACTTACAAGACTGAAAAGCTTGTGAGTGGTGAAATTCTCTACATGATTAGGGCTAACGATATAGCAGGCTATGCCGCTTATGCGGGGGAAATAACCCCTATTCCCGAAATTGAGCAGAAGCCTAAATTAGTTGTCTATCTTGATGACAAGGCTGTAGTACATGCTAAATACATTAGTGAGGGCAAGACTATTGCAGAAACAACTGCAAAATGTCACCCCGAAGATAAATTTAATTTTCTTACAGGCGCACAAGTTGCTATTCAGCGGCTTGTAGCTGACAGTGGTAATGATTTTGTCTTCCCCCTGCTTTCGGGTAGCAGAATTATGCCCTTACATCTAGACACAAACGAAAATAAAACTAAAGGAGACAAACAAAATGGCAAATAACTTTACACAAGTAGTAACCCCGAAAGGAGTTGCTGTATACCCCAAACTGCGTACTACCGAGGTATTCGATGGCGAAGACACAGGTAAATATGTATGTGGTATTAAGTTAACTAAAGAAGATACTGAGAAACTGATTGCACGTATTGAAAATGAGTGGGAAATGGCTAAAAAGACCCCCGAATTTGATGGTAAGCGTTTTGGGCGTAATACTACTCCCAACTTAGGCTTTCATGAAGATAAACAAGGTGATATTGTCTTCAAGGCAAAGACTAATGCCGTTATCAAGACAAAAGCTGGCGAGATTATCGAAAAGACTGTGCCGGTATTTGACCAATATGGCAAGCCTTTTGATGTGGAGACCGAAGTAGGTAATGGCTCCACCATTAAGATGTGTATTCTTCTGCGCCCTTTCTATGCGTCGGGTACTATCTATGGTATTCAGCTCTTGCTTAAAGCTGTACAGGTATTGGAGTATGTCGCTCCCTCTTTTGGCAGTGTGTCTGCCACAGAATGTGGTTTTGATTGTGAAGAAGCCACTAATGATAACGAAGCTGTACCTTTTACTGACGCAGAAGCAGATTTCTAATGGCTATCAAGTTTAGTAGGCGTGGCGGCTTTAAGACCTTGGATTTACCATATCGTAGTGGCTTAGAAGACCGCCTAGCCCAACAGCTAGACAATGCAGGGATTCCCAAGGTGTACGAAAAATACACCATTGCCTACACTATCCCTGCCAGCAAACATCATTATACCCCCGACTTCATCCTACCTAATGGCATTATTGTTGAAGCAAAGGGTATTTTTGAACCTGCTGACCGCAAGAAACATCTTTTAATTCGTGAACAGTATCCTAATTTAGACATTCGTTTTGTTTTCTCCAATGCTAAAACTAAAATTGCAACAGGTGCAAAAACAACTGTTGCCGAGTGGTGCGAAAAACATGGCTTTAAGTATGCCAGCAGGGAGATTCCTAATAGCTGGTTTAAGGAGACTATGAAAGATACCACTGGTTTAACATTGAGAGGTGGTGAAAGGATTGTCACTTTACAAAATCCGAGAAAGAACGGAAACTAACCAAATTTGTGTTGTCTTACGCAACCTAAAGGGTGCGGACAAAGAAAAGCTCTTTAGAGACGCTTATAGGCGTGGTGAACTAGACACACATTTTCATTTCATTCTTTCTAATACAGGGCTTTTTGAAGCCGACAGAGATATAAGGGCGATTGCTGGTTATTCGTTGCCCGAATGTGAGACTAGTATCTATGTGCTTGCAGATGTGTTAAACAAAAACAGATTGTCTGACGCTCAAAAGCACGCACTGAATAACCTAAAGGCAAGGTATAACCTGCCTATTAAATTTGTCGAGGTGTAAACATTATGTCTGAACAGGTAGCAGCACATCTGCCTTGCCCTACATGTGGCTCAAGTGACGCTTACACACTTTATGATGACGGACACGGATTCTGTTTCAGTTGTAACGCTTATACTAGACCCATAGAACAAGAGAGACGACTATCCTCCAATCTAAAGCACAAAGATTTAATTGCCTTACATGATATGGTTGTCTCTCCCCTCCCTAAACGTATGCTGACTAAAGCAACCTGTAAAAAGTATGGGTACTACACAACAGTAGTGCAGGGCAAGCCAGCGCAGGTAGCTTGTTACTATGATGATGATAACAAGCTTATAGGACAAAAAATTCGCTATGCTGACAAGACTTTTGAGACTAGAGGACATATTAGTAACCGCTTTTTCGGACAACACCTTTTTCAAGGTGGGGGCAGAAAACTAGTTATTACCGAGGGCGAAATAGACGCTCTGACAGTATCGCAGGTGCAGAGTAACAAATATCCTGTTGTGTCTATCCCTACAGGGGTAGCAAGTGCGGCAAAAGTATTCCGTGCTAATTTTAACTGGCTTGAAAGCTTTGAAGAAGTCATTGTCTTTTTCGATATGGACGAAGCCGGCAGGAATGGCATAAAGGCTATCAGTGGTATTTTGTCCCCCAACAAGCTAAAGATAGGATGGTTGCCCTGCAAAGACCCTAATGAGTGCTTACAGCAGGGCAAGGCTGACGCTATTGTTAAGGGCATATGGGACGCTAAAAGATACAAACCTGCTGATATTGTCTTAGGGCAGGATTTGTGGGAGATGATGAGCCAACAGGACGATGTACAGTCCTATCCCCTGCCGTGGGATATTGACCTACAATCAATGACTGACGGCTTACGCAAAGGGGAACTGATAACCATTACAGCAGGTACAGGTATAGGCAAAACTACTTTTGTCAGACAGTTAGCCTATCATTTAGGCACTTCATGTTACGCCAAGGTGGGTATGCTCATGTTAGAAGAAAATGTGAAACACACTGCTAACGGATTGGTGTGTCTCAAATTAGGGAGACCGCCGAGGAACACAATTATAGATATGGAATACAAGCAAGCTTTTGAGGATATTATGGACAATTTTGTCTTTTTCGCACATTTTGGCTCAATGGCTTGTGATGACCTTTTACAGGCTATCCGCTATATGGTAACAGGTGAACAGGTGGACTTTGTTGTCCTAGACCATATCAGCATAGCTATCAGCGGCTTAGATATTGACAATGAGCGTAAAGCTACTGACGTTATGATGACTAAATTGCGTTCCCTTGTCGAAGAAACAGGTGTAGGTATGCTTGTTGTCTCCCACTTGCGGCGTACTGATGGTACACCAGCAGAAGAGGGTGGCGCACTCTCCCTCTCCCATTTACGTGGCTCACAAGCTATCTCACAGCTATCAGATGGCGTGTGGGGATTAGAACGTAACCAACAGGACAGCGGAGATAAAAAGAACCTTATAAGGGTTAGGGTACTAAAGAACAGATACAGCGGCGATACAGGTATCGCAGGGTATCTAGCTTTTGATAAAAAGACAAATACCCTTAATGCTGTACATGATGTTAGTGCTTATGACAGCCCTTTTGATAGGGTTGAAGAAGATGATGAGAAAGGAGATTTCTAAAATGTATGAACTTTATTCATGGCTTATTGATAAGCTGACTAGCCTTGTGGCGTGGTTGTCTAACAAGCAGGTTAAGTCTGCTAAATCTCGTATCCGTTTTTGCAATTATCGTATTCAGAAGTTGCAGGCTATGCAAGCTAAAATCAATAGCAAGCTTGATGAATATTACAATGAGCGTATTCGTATGCAATACTTTTTAGACAGCGATTCAAAGGAGCTGTAATTATGCTTTTCTTTGATATAGAAACAGATGGCTTATTAGACACTGTAAGTAAGGGGCATTGCCTTGTTATCATTGATGAACAAAACAATATAACAGGCTATCGCCCCGAAACTTTTCATAAGGGTGCTATGCGCCTCCTGCAAGCTTTAAGAGATGGTGAGTATATCGTGGGGCATAATATCATTAATTATGATATTGCCGCCCTAGAAAAACTCTATCCCGACTTTAAGGTAAAGCGTGAATGGAGACCAAAAGTTATTGATACTCTTGTCCTCGCACGTCTTATTTGTGGTAACATTGAAGATTCTGACCACGCAAGAGTGCGTAATGGTACATTCCCTGCAAAGCTTTTAGGCAGACAGTCCCTTAAAGCGTGGGGTTATCGCCTAGGTGAATTAAAAGGTACTTATGGCGAACAGGAAAATGCGTGGGACTCTTTCAGTGAAGAGATGTTGTCTTACTGCGTGCAGGATGTTACTGTTACCAAAAAGCTGTATGACTATCTTATGCGTATTGGTGCGCCGGCAAAGGCTATTGAGCTTGAACATCAAGCACAATGGCTTATGTCTAGGCAGGAACGAAATGGTTTTGTCTTTGATTTACAAAAGGCAAAGGCGTTGCAGGAAACGCTAGAAGCACGCTATGCTGTACTGAACACTCAGCTTGTGTCTATCATCCCACGGATTCCCGATAAAGTTTTTGTCCCTAAGAGAGATAATAAGAGGTTGGGATACAAAGCAGGTGTACCAATTCAACGCTACAAGGATTTTAACCCCAATAGCCGACAACAGATTGAGTGGGTACTAAAGAACAAATTTAACTACGTTCCTAATAATCCCGACTGTTACGAGGATGAAAGATTAAAGCTTGATGATGATACATTCAAGTTTATAGCTACTGACCCACAAGCTCCCGAAGCGTTGCATGAGTTGGCTAATGTATTTAGTGAGTATCTTATGGTATCCAAGCGTTTAGGACAGCTTGCAACAGGTAGTCAGGCGTGGTTAAAGCATGTAAAGGCTGATGGGCGTATTCATGGTAGTGTTAATCCTTGTGGTACTGTAACAGGGCGTGCTACTCATGCTAACCCTAATGTAGCCCAAGTCCCCCACGTTGGTAGCCCTTATGGGCAGGAGTGCAGGGAGTTATTTACAGTACCTAATGGATGGTATGAGGTAGGTGTAGACGCATGTGGCTTAGAATTACGTTGCCTTGCGCATTACCTATATCCTTATGATAAGGGTGCCTATGCACACGTTATCTTGAATGGGGATATTCATACATTGAACCAACAAGCCGCAGGGTTGCCCACACGTAACTCTGCAAAGACTTTTATATATGCGTTCCTTAAAATGCACTATTGAGGAACTAAAACCCATTGAAAACGGTGGAACTCTCATTGAGACAATACCGTGCGAAGCTACATATGTAGAACGTGTAACGACTATTCCGTAAGGAAGTACAGCACAAGCTGATGGTGTTGGAAGCGGTGGGCATTGATGATATAGTCTATTCTCATAGGTGACTATGAGCTGTTCCATTGAGAACGCTTAGAGCTTTGCGAACTCTAGGGAATATTAAGTATGGTGCTGGTGATAAGGCGATTGGTAAACAATTAGGTGGTGATGAAGTCTTAGGGAAAAAAGTAAAGAAGAAATTCCTTAAAGCAACACCTGCTATCGCTATGCTACGACAAGCTGTAGAAAATGCTTTAGTAGAAAAATATCATGGACAAATAAAAGAATGGAAAAGGAAGTATCTTAAAGGGCTAGATGGTCGACACTTACATGTAAGGTCGCTTCATTCTGCCCTTAATCTTTTATTACAATCTTGTGGAGCTTTAATTTGTAAAAAATGGGTTGTCTTATGGGAAGAAAATATGCTTAAAGCTGGCTATAAACATGGAGAAGATTTTCTATTCATGTGTTGGTGTCACGATGAGGAGCAGGTAGCCTGTAGGACACAAAAAATCGCAGAAGACGCTGTGCAGATTGCACAAGCCTCTATGCGTCAAGTACAGGAATACTATGGTATTCGTTGCCTGCTAGATACTGAGGGAAAGATTGGCAAAAACTGGTTTGATTGCCATTGAGAATTAATAATGTTTAACTTACCTACTCTCTTACTTGTAATATGCACTGCCTATACCCCTGCCTTTGACGAATGTGGCAAGACAGATGGTATCACCGCCAGTGGCTCCCCTGCTATCCAAGGGGTAACAGTGGCGTGTGATGGCTTGCCATTAGGTACAGAAGTTGTCATAGATGGACACACCTATATTGTGCAGGACAGATTCGGTGCAGGGCATGGTACAGGAAGAATTGATATTTTTATGAATGACAAAAAATCTGCCTTTAAGTTTGGCAGACAGGTAAAACTTGTGGAGGTGAAACAAAATGAAACTAACGAAGAAAAGTTTGAAAGTTGGTACGACAGTATACGTGCCGAGAACTATTACAGTAGATGGAGAAACAATTACTCCTTTATATAAGGGTAAAATCAAACGTATCAGAGTAGAAGTACGTTTTGATGATGGCTATGAAACGCTGGTTAACCCCTCTTTGCTTGCTTATTCTAAAGAGGGTACAAAATGACTAGTGCTAAATTAATCTCTATAACCCCCGATTATATGGAGGTACTTAAAACAGCTTGTAGCCAACCATATGGCAAAAGTATAACCGACAGGGTTATTAAAAAGATTATAGAAAGCGGACATTTGAGTGTCTTAGAACATTGTTCTGCCACTTTCCTTGTCCACTGTTCCGTGCGTGTCTTAGGACAGCTCACAAGGCACAGACATTTGAGCTTTACCTGCAAGTCCGCAAGGGGTAGCAAATTTGATAAGTTGGTTAATCCCTTTACCGGTGAAAGTGATGATTTAAGAAACTATCAGTGTGGGCGCAGTTATCTTTCTGCCCTAGAAGATGGTGAAGCAGAACAAGACGCTGCCTATTTTCTCCCCCAAGGTATAGAAACAAGCCTTGTGGTAACAGGTAATTTTCGTGCGTGGTATGAATATCTGCCAAAACGCTTATGTCAAAGGGTAATGCCTGAGCATAAACGCCTTGCACAAATGATACAGGATATACTGGCTGATTCTGCCCCCGAAATTTTCGATAAAAACTTCTTGAACTGTAAGAACTGTACAGAAAGGAGCTGTAGATTCAAATGAACGCATTTCTAAAGGCTTGTGTATGGACACTTATTCTTTGTTTAGGTGTATACCTTGCCTATGTTGTAGCTGTTATCTTCTACTTCTATGTGATGTTGGGGGTATTTAATTATGGCTAACAAACCCCTACTTTTACTCTTTGACGCTGATATGTTTGTCTTTAGGGCGTGCGCCGCCGCAGAAACAGAAATTGACTGGGGTAATGACTTATGGACACTCCACTCTAATGTAGCAGATGTTAAAGAAGCCATTGATAATATGATTTTGTCTATTACGGATATTGTCTTGCAACATCTCAAGTATGAGGGTGCATACAAAATTATCATGTGTTTCTCTAGTCCTAATTATTTTCGCAAGCATATTCTGCCTACATACAAACTCAATAGACAAAACAAGCGTAAGCCTGTTGCCTATTCTGCTGTTGTCAAGTGGGTAGAAGAAAACTATACCTGCCAGCGGTTCGCTGACCTTGAAGCAGATGATGTTATTGGTATTCTCGCCACTAACCCTGCTAATAAAGCAGTAATTATTAGTGGTGATAAGGATATGAAGTGTCTGCCCTCTATCTTCTATGACTTTATTCATAATGAATTTTATGACATAGACACAAAACAGGCTGACTATTGGCACTTGTACCAAACACTGGTAGGTGATATTACCGATAACTACAAGGGTTGCCCCAAGGTTGGCGAAGTCAATGCTAAAAAGCTTTTGGATAAAGACCCTACATGGGATACTGTTGTCAATGCTTTTGCCAAACAAGGCTTGACTGAGGCTGACGCACTTGTGCAAGCACGTGTAGCACGTATTTTGCGTTACACTGATGTAGACAAAAACATGAAGCCTATTTTATGGGTACCAAATGACACACAAAAAGACGATAAGCTAATGACGCAGAATGGATAGGTAGAAAATGACTAGCGGAATTTCTATTAAATCTAATGGGGATATAGGGGAAGATATACTCCCCTATTGCCCCCCTGCTGTTTATGAACAACTTGAAAAAGATTTTAACCTTAACACATTGATGACATATAACGCCAAAAATAACGACGAGCATATTGGATATATTAAGGGCGTATTAGCTGTGTTGGGACGTGTTAAGGTATTATCTAATTTATATGAGGAGTGATACATTAAATGTGTTTCAAAGTAAAAACACCTAGTGTAAATACTGATGTGTCTGCCGCCTCTTTAGTACCCGAAACTAACGCCAAGGAACCCGATTCTCCCGAATATGGTGGTACTAACGACACTTTCAATCAAAAGAAAGGTCGACAACAACTCACTATTGCTAGAAATGGGGTATATAACCCCACTAGCATGTAGGAGAAAGGAGGTTGCCTATGTGTGGTAAAAAGAGTGCAAATGTGACTGCTCCCGAAGCCGCCGCCCCTGTATCTGCCCCTTTGAAGATTGACAATACAGCGGAGGACACAAAATCAGAAGCTAAAAACACTAAAGCCAAAGGCAAGAAAAAGCTGACTATTAGTGCTGATAGCAAAGGAACAGGGGTGAACCTGTAATGAGTGAGACAGCAAGAGCTTTATACGAAAGACTAACTACTGATAGAGAAGTGTATATTGATAGGGCTGAGGATTGTGCTAAATACACAATTCCTTTTTTATTTCCCAAAAAGGGAGACAATGGCACTACCAAGTATCCCACCCCCTATCAAGCTGTAGGGGCTAGAGGTGTAAATAACCTTGCCTCTAAGCTGTTGCTTGCCCTGTTCCCCCCTAACACACCCTTTTTCAGACAAGATATAAGAGATGATGTACTTCAATATCTAGAAAGCACACCCGAAGACAAACAAGAGATAGAGCAAAGACTAGTACAAAGAGAACAAACGGCTCAGAAATACTTTGAGTCTTCCCAAATGCGTGTGTCTATGGAAGTATGTCTAAAGCAATTAATCGTTGCCGGCAATGCCCTTTTATTCTTTCCACCAAAAGAGGGTGGTATTAAGGTTTATAAATTGAATAGTTATGTCGTACAACGTGACTTTGTGGGACACCCTATCCAAATGATAACCCTTGATAAATTGGCAATTAATACCTTGCCTTATGATGTTTTGTAAAAGCTTGACATTGACTTGTCTAGCCGCCGTGGTGATGAACAGGTGGAAGTCTACACTCATATCACCTATTCTGCCAAAGACAAAAGGTATTACAGTTATCAAGAAATTGACGGCAAACATATTGATGGGTACGAGCAGAACTTCCCTGCTGATGTTTGTCCGTGGATACCAGTACGCTTGTTTAAGATGGATGGCGAACATTATAGCCGTAGCTATGTAGAAGAATATCTAGGGGACTTAAAGACCCTAGAGGGTTTGTCTAAAGCTATTGCCGAAATGTCAGCTATCGCCGCCAGCGTTATCTATCTTGTGCGCCCTAATGGTGTTACACAAGTATCTAAGCTTACAAAAGCACGCAATGGCGGTTTTGTCGCAGGTAATCCCGAAGATGTAACCTGCCTACAGCTTGACAAGACACACGATATGCAGATTGCAAAGGCAACTAGTGACGCTATTGAAAGCCGCTTGTCTTATGCTTTTATGCTAAATAGTGCCGTACAACGTAGTGGAGAGAGGGTTGACATAATAGCTCTCTATAAACTTTCCTAAGTCGGTGAAAATCTTAATGAGACAATACCGAGCTAACTAAGACTTTTAACTACATTCAGAAAGGAATATTCATGGAATACAGAAAAGTCCAACTTAATATCCCTAATCTAAGGGACACATACACCATTGATACTAATGGTGTTGTATATAATGTAACTAGAGACAAGTATCTTAAAGGAACAAAGATTACAAAAAATAATCGTTATGCAAAGATACATCTAGATAAATTCTATGCTTTACATCGTCTTGTAGCCTTGCACTTTGTGCCTAATCCTAACAATTATACAGAAATTAATCACATTGATGGTAACAGACATAATAACACTGCTGATAATTTAGAATGGTGTGACCATACACGCAATATTCATCACTGTTGGGAAAATGGCTTTCATATACATCAGCATGGTGAAATGATAGGTACACACAAGCTTACAGAAAAAGAAGTTACCGAAATATGGGCATTAAGACATACAGGGATGACGGCACAGCAGATAAAAGATACATTGAAACTTGCTGTATCTACTACTTGTATTAAAGCTATTCGGAGACAAAAATCATGGAAAACAGTTACAGATAAGTTGAAGTGAGTGTAACGACTAGGCAATACGCCGTAGCAGGAAGTCCTGCGAAACGGAAAGACCCTAAATACAGGGTAAGATATAGTCTGTTCTATATGGTGACATATAGCTTTATGGTGTAGGATTAACGCCCCTACATAAACACAAAAGAACTGCTGAAGAGATTCGCTATGTAGCTAATGAACTGGAAGATACCCTAGGTGGTATTTATTCCATTCTTTCCCAAGAACTACAGCTACCACTAGCAAATACCCTAATGAACATTCTCTCTAAACGAGGGGATGTACAAGACCTGCCTAAAGATATTGTGTCTTTATCCATAACCACTGGTATGGAGGCTATAGGGCGAGGACATGACCAAATGAAAATCAGTACCTTTATGCAAGCTATCTCTCAAATCCCCGAAGCGTCTGCTGTAGTAAACTGGCAGGGCGTGGCAAGGGCGTGGGCTAATAGCTGTAACCTTGATACTACAGGGCTTATTAAAACCCCCGAACAGATACAGCAGGAGCAACAACAGGCACAGATGGCGCAGATGGTACAGGCAGGTATTCCGAACGCTACTAAAGGCGTTATGGACGCAATGAATAATCAACAAGATACAGGAGGTAGTGATTAATGGCTGATGTTGAAAACACACAAGTCAATGAAGAACCTGTCGAAGAACAGGTTGACATTACAGGTACAGAAATTATCTCCAATGGTGAACATATCAACACCGACAGCGAGAAGTCTGTTACCGAAGAAGAAGCTGATACTGATGAGGAAGATAAAGAGGAGACAGCAGAAGATGAACCTGCTGTAGAACAAAAGGATTTGGAACAGGCACAATCTGAGCTGAAAGACGCAAAAGACGAGCTGACTTCTAAAGGCATTGACTATGACGCATTAGAGGCAGAATACAATGAAAATGGTAAACTGTCTGCTGAAAGCTACAAAATGCTTGAAGAAAAGGGTTATCCCAAGGCACTTGTCACTGCCGCTATTGCAGGATGGCAAGCCAAGGCTGACGCTTTTGCGAACAAGGTAATTGAAAATGCTGGCGGCAAGCGTGAATACAATCGTATTCAAAACTTTGTCTACAAGCAGGGCAAAGAAGCTGTTTCCGCATTTAATGAGATTATCGAAAAGTCTGACCTAAATGTTGTGTCTTCCTATATCGCAGGTATTAAAGCACAAATGGTTGCCAAGTTTGGCACAGACAATCCCACCCTTGCTGGCAACAATGCAGGTGGTAATGCTAAAGGTTTTGCCGACGCAAGCGAAATGATTAAGGCTATGTCTGACCCACGCTACGGCAAAGACGCAAAGTACATGAAAGAAGTAGAAGCAAAAGTTGCTAAATCTACGTTCTTTTAATTAATAATTAATAATTTTGAAGGAGTGATTTAATTAATGGCTGATATGATTATTGCAAACCCTGGTTTAGCTCAATCTGATAGTGGTAAAGACCGCTTAGGCTTATTTCTGAAAATGTTTACTGGTGAGGTACTCACTGCTTTCTCTCGTTCTACCGTAACTGGCGGTAAGTTTTCCGAACGCTCTATTGAGCATGGTAAATCTGCGCTGTTCCCCATTGTAGGTCGTGCAAAAGCTAAGTATCTCAAAGCAGGTAAGAACCTTGATGACCTGCGAACCCCGATTGAACACAATGAGCGTACTATTGTTATTGATGGCTTGCTCACTGCTGATTCTCTTATCTTTGATTTAGACGACGCTATGAACCATTATGACATTCGTGGTAAGTACGCTAAAGAGTTGGGTGAAGCACTTGCTGTTGCTCAAGACTGTGCTATCCTTGCAGAAGTGGCAAAGATGGTAGTAGCAGATGAAGAGAACATCCCCGACAATGCAACTAGTGGTGTTAAAGGCACTGGCAAAGGCTTGCTGGTGACTAGTGCTGTTGCTACTGCCGACTATGGCGAAACTGAGGCTATGGGCGTTGCTATTTTCCAAGAGTTGCTTAAAATCAAGACCAAAATGTCGGAGAACAATGTTCCGCAGTCTGACCGCAACTGCTTTATCCGTCCGATGGCACTTAATGCCTTGATTGCCAACAAGGATATTATCAACAAGCTGTATGGTGCAACTATGACTATTGAAGGCAACAACCCCCCGAAGCTGTTGGGCTTTAACTTGATTGAAGCTCCCCTGCTGACCGATGGTGGCACTGATGATGACAATGTTATCCAAGGCGAGGGACACGTATTCCCCTCTGCTTACAAAGATACCTGCCAGTTCATTGTTGCACATCCGTCTGCCGCTGGTATTCTGACCTTGAAAGGTTTGGGTATGGAACATGCACGCCGCCCCGAATACCAAGCTGACCAATTCATCGCCAAATATGCAAAAGGTTTTGGTGGCTTGCGCCCCGAAGCCGCATATATGGGTGTTATCACCAAGGGCTGATATTAGCTTTTAATCTTTAAGGGAGTAGTAAAGTGCTACTCCCTTTTTTTTGTCTCTATATATTATGAAAGGAGATACCAATGATTGACCAAATGCAGGTAACAGCTCTTGATGAGCTTACAGCAGTAAACAACATTATAGGTACTATTGGTGAAGCCCCTATCAATACCTTAGAGGAAATGACAGATGTTGACGCTATTAATGCTTTAAGTATCCTTAGAAACATCAGTAGGCAGGAACAGTCACGAGGGTGGTCGTTTAACAAGATACAAAGCTACACTTTGAACGTAGACACAAATACCGGCAAGATTCCGTGGAGCAGTGACTACCTTTATATCAAAGACAACTATGGACATAAGCTTATCAAGCAGGGTGATTATGTCAAAGATTTAACAAGGAATAGTCTACAGTTTGAAAAGCCCCTAGACGTGGAGCTAGTTATCCACGTGCCTTATGACTATCTCCCTGAACAGATGAAGTATTATGTCTTAACTAAAGCTTGTTTTGTCTTTCAAAGCAGGTATTTCGGTGATGATAGCTTGACCAAGGTTACACAGCAGGAAATACAAGAAGCATGGCAGTATCTACAGGAATTTGAAATAGACAACAACAACTTCTCTATGCTAGATAACACCTACGTAGAACAGTTGAGAATGAGGTGATGAAATGGCTCTTATCAACCAAGACATAAAGAATCTTGTCAGCGGCATTTCACAACAGCCAGCGGTATTACGACACCCCGAACAGCTAGAGGAACAAATAAATGGTTTGTCTACAGAAGCCAGCGGCTTACAGAAAAGACCCCCTACTCTGTTTGAAGCAAACTTAGGGCAGAGTATTAATACTACCAATAAGCCCTTGATACATTTCATTGATAGGGATACCGAAGAAAAGTACATGGTTATTTTTACAGGTGCAGGTATAGAAGTATATGACCTGCAAGGCAATAAGCAGACTGTAAATATTAAAGAAGATATTAACTACATCTATACTCAAAGCCCTAGAAGTAATATCAAGACAGTAACCATTGCTGATTACACCTTTATCACTAATACCTTACAGGCTACAAAAATGTCTGATACTGTAGACACAAACAAATGGAATACCCAAGGTTTGCTAGTCAACATCAAAAGTGGACAGTATGGCAGAACCTATAAGATTGTTGTCAATGGTACAACTATTGCCAGCTATGAGACCCCCGATGGTAGCGATAAATCACATAGTAAACAAATTGCTACTGACTATATTGCACAGCAATTAGCGACGCAGTGTGTTAGTAACGGCTATCCCACAACTACAGGCTCATCATGGTTATATATAGAAAAAACTGCTTATAAGACTGAAACAGGTGAAACTGTTTATAACCAGCCCTCTACATCACTACAGCAACAGTTAGACATTTTCAAGGGATTGATGGCTAACTATTATTATCAGCAAATATATACAGGTGCTATGTATTTGCCGAGTACAGTAGTACAAGATAGTGCTGATACTATTACAGTTACTTTACCCATAAAAGACAACCTGTCAAGCGCAGGGGATATTGCCGCCTATGAAAAAGCTTATGCTGAAATACAAAGATGTGTAGCTGATAAATGGAAGCTAACTACCTCTACAGGTACATTACATTATAAAGGGTTGTTCACTGCTAGTACAACAGCAGAAGCTTACACCTTGACGTGGACAAGTACCACAGATACCGCTACTTATAGTACCTCTAAATCTGTTATTGAGTCCGCAGAAGTCTATGATGGTTATAACAACCAAGCGGCTTTTGGTATTCTAAAGTCTGTACAGAAATTTCCTAATCTCCCTGCTACTGCCCCTGATGGTTATATTGTAAAGGTAATAGGTGAAGATGGTAGTAATACAGATGATTATTATGTCAAGTATGATTCAACAGAAAAGATATGGCAAGAGTGCGTTAGACCTGGGTTAAAAAATAGCTATGATACTTCTACGCTCCCCCACGTTCTTGTGCGTGAAGCTGATGGTACATTTACCTTTAGACGTGCAGAATGGGAAGATAGAGAAATAGGTGATGAAGACAGCAACCCCCTGCCCTCTTTTATTGGACAGACAATCAATGATGTTTTCTATCATCGTAACCGTTTAGGCTTTTTGAGTGGCGAAAATATCATCCTTACCCGAAGTGCTAACTTCTTTAACTTTTGGATGACAAGTGCAACCAAGGTACAAGACACTGACCCTATAGACCTTGCCGCCTCTGATTCCACCATTAGTACCCTTTATAATGCAGTAACCTTTGACACTGACCTTATTTTGTTCAGCAAAGACGCACAATTTGCCTTGACTGCTGATGGTGTGCTTACCCCTACGAGTGCCAACCTTACTTCTGCTGTAACCCACTATGAAGCCAGTCTAAAAGCAAAGCCTGTAAATGCAGGGCGTAATGTTTACTTTGTTGCTGAACGTGCACAGTATTCTACAGTCCGTGAATTTTTTACTGCGGCAGACAATACAGACGCAAAGGACGTACAAGACATAACTTCCCACGTGCCTAACTATATACCTAATGGTGTGTATAAAATCATCCCCTCTACAGTAGAGAATGTAATGCTATATCTTACCGAGGGTGACGAAACAAAGCTATATGTCTATAAGTACCTTTTCATTGATAGCCAGCGTGTACAAGCCGCATGGTCAATATGGGATATGGGCGATGTTGTTTATGGTGGCTCTTTCATTGACAGTTATCTTTATCTTGTTGTGTCTAGAAATAATTGTTTGTGTCTTGAACGTGTGTCTTTCACACTCAATACTATTGACTTTGACGCAGAACCTTACAGGGTACTGTTAGACAGCAAGCAAGCCTATACTATCCCCGGTGAAGCTTATGACCCCCTGCAAGACACAACCACTATAGATGTTTCTGCTATTTATGGCAATAGCTTTGAAGTAGACAAACAATATAGTGCTGTTGCTAATGATGGTACATACGTACAGGCAACAGATGGTAAAGTTGTATTTCTAGGCGATTATAGTAATACAGTAGTTACTTTAGGTATCAATTATCTATTCAAGATTGTTATGTCTACTATCATGGTTAAACAGTCAGATAACGGCAATACCCAAGCTGTTACTGATGGTCGCTTACAGTTACGGCAAATGTGGTTTAACTACAGTAACAGCGGCTATTTCAAAGTTACTGTTGATATTGATAATAAGACTACCTATGTCTATGAATATACCTCTAGGCTTTTGGGTACACACTTTAACATCCTAGGTGAAATGCCTTTTACTACAGGCTCTTTCCGTTTCCCTATTCAAGCCAAAAATGAAAACTGTACTATTGCTCTAGAAACGGATACCCCCCTGCCTATTGCCCTTGTTGGTGCTGGGTGGATTGGTAACTATCAAAGAAGAACGAGGTTATACTGATGAACCTACAACTGACTAAACTTACTGTTGCTCACCTTTATGACTTCTATACCCACGCAAGGGAACATGACCTGCTAGAGTGGGAACTAGGTACTAATGAAAAATTTAGTAACACTCTTATGTCTGACCTTACCAACGCTGATTGCCTTATTGATAAAGACACAAACGAAGTCTTTGCTATTGGTGGTATTGATGGTGATGTTATATGGGCTTTATGTACCTATCGTGTAGAAGAACATCCTATCCCCTTTTTACGTGCTTGCGGACGTATAAAGAAACAATGGGTAAAGTGGCAGGTACATAATTGTGTATGGTTGGGTAATGAGCTACACGTGAAATGGCTTAAATTTATAGGGGCAACTTTTGGTAAGACAATACAAATTAACAATGAGAAATTCCAACATTTTATATTAAAGGAGTGATGTGTCTATGTGTAGCCCGATGGCGGCGGCTGGTATCAGCACTGGCTTATCCATGGCTGGTGATTATATGTCTCAAAGGGCGCAAGCTAAAAGTGCGCAAGCCACAATGGACGCACAAGCTAAAGCCGCTATTACAGAAATGAACTGGAATATTCAAGATTTAGAACAACAGCGCACAGACGCTTTTGACCAAGCAGTAGCAGAAATTAGTAATACAAGACTAAATTCCCTACAGCTTAACAGTGGCGTTAAAGCGGCTGTTAGTGAAACAATGACAGGCAGGACAGCTAATATGATTGTGCGTTCTGCTGAGGGTGATACAGCACGTGCTGTATCCTCTATTCAAGACAATTATAGTCGTAAGTCTAATGAGATAGACCTAAACAGGGAAAGACAGGTTAAGTCTACACAGCAATACTTACAGAACCTTAATGATTCTGCTACTAAAATGCCTAGCAGATTCACTAACTTCCTAAGTGCGGCGGCAACAGGTTTGTCTAATTATACGCAAGCTAGAAATATTATGAATACCCAAAAGGTGAATGGTGGTTATAAGAATGGTATTACCAAGGCTTTTTCAACATCAAGCAGTAAAAGCATTTCTGTCGGAACTAATCCTACTAATCTTACTATTGGCGGTATTCGAATAGGGAGGTAATTAAATGAGTAAAGAAGTACAAGCGGCTGTTGGTACACAACGACAGTTTGCAAAGCAACCCGAACAACCTTATGCCCTGCAACTCAACAAGCCTAATTTTAGTGCTGGTATCTCCCCACGTGCTGACCTTGACGCACAGCGGTTGTCTAACGCTTTAGGGCTTTTGGGTGATAACCTTATGAAAGAAAAGGTTGCCTATGAAAAACGCAAGCAGGATGAGCTTGCCCTGCTCAATGTAGACAAAATGCTAGAGGGTAAAACGCAGGAAGATTTACAGAACTTTGACCGCATGGCGAATTTACAAAACAGCAGTGATGTTTTTGACTTCTCACACAACCGCTATGCTATGGCGGCTCTTGAAAAAGGTATCGGTAAGATGGCTAGTACCTACGCAAAGCAGGAATGGGCAAATGACCCCCAGTCACAAAAGCCTAAAAGCATTGATGAAGCAGTCAGTCTTTACCATAATTATTTGTCTGAAAATCGCAAGAAATTTTCTGATGGTATTCAGAATGATTATGCTTTTGACCAAGGTTATTATGAGGGTGCAACTAAGGACACTCTTAAAATTGCTGATGAAGCAGACAAGCGAATTAATGATGATAAAAGACAAAAAATGCTCATGCTGGCAAGCAGTGAGATTCAAGACGCTGTGTATGGCAACCTAAAGGGTGAAGAATTTCGTAATGCTGTTAGCCCTGCATTAATGAAGATGAAATTAGCGGCAAGAGATGTAGAGGGATTCACTAAAGCATTTACTCCCCTTGTAAAAATGATTGCCGAAAATGATTTTGATACAGACCGCCTCGACGCTTTAGGTGATTTTGAGTATGACAATGGTATGAAGCTTAGGCAGATGGTTAACCTTTATCCCTCTTATGCTAAAATTGCAGAAAACTTTAATTATAAAGCTGTTGATGACCTTATGTCAAAATCTCAAAGAGCAGATGGTACATATGATTTAGAGAGATTTTGTAATGGTGTGTATTCCCTGCCTAATGAAATTGGTTCATCTGATGGTGTACCCGAAGCAACTCTGCCTATCTCGCAGGGAGATAACCCTAATCTAGATGGTTTGTCTGCCACAATGAAAGGTGCATTGCCCTTGATTGGTGGTGCTATTTATCAGATGGGTTTTAAGGACGCAGAAATTACTAGTGGTTATCGCACATTAGAACATCAGATGAGGCTTAACCCTAGTGCGCCTAATTCCTACCATACTACAGGTGACGCTGTAGATATCTATTTAGGCAGTGATGTGTCTTCCGAAGATTCCGCAAAAGCTAAATCTTATTTTAGTAGATACTTCAATGAGGTATTGTATCACGACGCAGGAACAGGCTTACATTTACACCTTGCAGGTTATAAAGGTGGATTGAAGAAAGCAACACACAATTTAACTGCTAGTGCCTATTCTCCACAGCGTAAGCAAAAGATGTTGCAGATGGGTTTTGCTATAAACGCACGTGCCCAAGCTGTACTTAAGCAAAAGCGAGAAGCCGAAAAAGAACAGCTAACAATGTCACTTCTACAAACTACTGACCCTAGTGAACAGTTGGCACTTATTGATAATTCTAATTTACCCACAACTACAAAAGACACTATGCGTAGAGCTATCTTACGTGAAGCACGTAAGGCAACAGACTATTATGGATTTGGGGCAGGTGACGTAGAAGCTAAACATTTTTGGAATTATGAGCATAGCTATTCATATATAAAAGATGCACGTAAGTATGCAGAATGGTATGCCGCTTACAAAGACCCTAATGTAGATGGAGAGTCAAAAGCTTATAAGGATTTACAAGAAGAAGCAAATAAAGCCACGGCTCGCCTTAATGAACTGCTTGATTTCAAGAAAGCACGTGGTTTAATTTCTAGTGAACAACAATCATCTAAGAATGGCTATAATCCTGCTGATGATACACCCTCTATTTCAAAAAGTGAAGCATTAATTGCTGATATAAAGATATGGGCAATGAGTAATCCTAGAAATTCCGCTGGTATTCCTCTAAGTGAGGATGAGATTCGGGACACTGTTGATAAATATGCTATCCGAAATGGGCTAGATGTGAATGATATTGAAGATGAAGTGTTTGGTAAGGAGTACTACTAATGAGTGTTATTGATGACTTAAATAAACTAGGCACAGAGACTTATGGAGATTTACAAGCTAAAGGGCAGGAACAACTTCAAAAGATACAACACCAAAGATATAACCCTTTAGATGACCTTGCTGGTGGTGTTTCTGAATGGATTGATAGTATGCAAAAGGCAGGGGATAAAGTCTCTGCCGCCGCTAGCAAAGTATATGCTGATGACCCCTCTATGACTGTATTAGATGATATGGCACTCCCTCAACTTGATGATTCTAATATTTCTTTAGCACAAGAAAAAGTAGCTATTGCCTTACAAGACACGATAGATGACGCACGTTACGCCGCTACTAAAGACCCGATAACCCTTGTAGGTGATGTAGCTGGTGCTGTTAATCCTTGGATTCCGCTGGCTGTACAAGTGCCTATTATGATTAGAGAGTTACAGATGGCGCAAAGGCAAAAAGACGCTCCTGCCCTTTCAGACCAAGCACAAGCTTCTTTATTGCCTATGTTGGGTGGTGCTGTTGCTTCTTCTTTGACACATGGTGTTGGTGGGCTTTTAAGTGGAGTAGCCCCTAAAGTATCTAAAGCAATGACAACCCCTTTTGTGGGTAGTGGTGTTGCCGCCGGTACAATGTTGGCTATGGATGATAATGTACTTAAATATGCCGCCGCACACCCTGCTCGATTCGCTGTAAGCACATTTACTACAGATGTAGCTATTACTGCTAAGAAATTATCTAAAATGAATTGGGATTCCCAAACATCTATTAAAGCAGATACTGATGGTGTGTCTGAAAAATCAACGAATAAAACAAACGCTATACCTGATACACCTAAAGTTAATGAAAACAGTGTGCAAGGTGATAATTCAAAGACTAAGCGCAAAAGGAAACGTAAAAAGAAGAAAGATATATGGGTTGAAGATGAAGTGACTACTCCTACAGAAGTTACTACTAGAAAGCCATCTAATGCCATTGAAGAAGCCTTTCCCGAAACAATGCCCGAAAGGGATAGACAACAACAAGTATTAGCAGATAAGCTTGCTAATGATGTTCAACAGGCTAGAAGAACACCCGAAATTATGCAAGGTGCTTATGGTGAAAAACTAGTCTATGGCACAGATAATATTTACCCTAAGTTAGTGTCTGTCGAACAGATATGGCAAACTGCTAAAGCTCTCTTTCCTGTTAGACCTAAAGATAACCTAGGTAGCGAAACTACTTTAGGTACATTTGACCCTCGTTCAAAGATGATTTATATGAGGGGATTTACTTCATGGTCGACACTTTGTCATGAGGTAGGACATGGGTTATCTGACCGCTTAAATTGGGGTAAGGAGGCAGAAATTCAAAAAGAACTTTATGATGGTGCTATAAGTATATGGAAAAACAACGAATATGGTGATTCTAAAGCTCCTGCCAACTATGATATTTATGTTGAAGAAGGTCGAGCGGCTTTTATGAACGAATATTTTATAAATCCTGCCCAAGCTAAAAAACACTTCCCTCTTGCTTATGCTGAGTTTGAAAAGAAGCTATTATCATCTGATAGAATGACAGAAGCGACTGTGAGTCTTTTAGGACAACAGGTGCGTAAATGGGGTAATAGCTCCCCTATGGCTAAAGCAATAGGTAGTGTGCATTGGGGTGCTTCTGTTCTTCCTATTGCCCAGCGTGTAGAACAAGCATGGGGGGCATTTAAGAAAGGTGTTCTTGATGAGCTTTACCCTTTAAGAGACACAGTTACTAATCATATTGAACGTTTCGATATTAAATTGAGAAATGAAGATAATCCTGCTGTTATTGCACAACGTATCAAGGAGCAACTTAATGCCACTATTGAAAATCTTATGGGTGATAGTGGTATTGAAACGGATGTTATTATACAGGCGGTATCTGACGCTTTTGGTGTCCCCTTATATAAGGTGACTATGCGTGATGTATTAGACCCTATTTTTAGCCTAGATAGAAGCAAACTTTCAAAACAAATGCTTACTAATTTTGGTGTCTCAGACGGAAAAGGATGGTACGAAGTTTTTAATATTTATCTAGCGGCTAAACACTCTTTAGATATTGTTAAGCATAAGGGTAAAGATTATCAGACGTTTAGACCTATTGAAGAACTACAGAAGATAGTGGCAGATGGAGATGCCATTCCCGAATTTGCCGAAGCAAGCCAGCGTTGGAATAAATGGAATGAAAACATTTTGCGCCTTGCAGTAGCAGGACAAATCATAAAAAAATCTGATATGGATAACTTCTTGAAACTATATCCTAATTATGTGCCTATGCAACGCTCATTTGTTATTGAGGGTAATCATGGTATGACTGCTACTAATGGTGGTGACTCTACCTTTGTCAATCTGCAAAATAGTATTCATGCCTTAACAGAAAATGGCTCAACACGTCCTATAAAAGACCCCTTAACACAAGCTGTTTTGAATATGCAAGCGATTATTAATAAAGTGGAGCGTAATCGTGTAGGGCTTGCCCTTGCCAGTCTTGCTAAAGGTGAGAATGGTGCATACCTTATGAGTAAAGCCGAAAGCGGACACGTTAGCAAAAATAAGCAGATTGTCTATGTTTGGGAAAATGGGGAAAAAGTGGCTTATGAATGTAATGCTACAGGGCTTTATGAGGCTATTGCAGTGGCAGATAAGAGCACACAAAAAGTAATGCTAAATATAATACAGTTGGCGGCACGACACGCCGCTTCTGTAGTTAGGTATACTGCTACAAATTTCCCTACTTTCGGTATAGCTAACGTAATAAAAGATAGCACTATGGCATTATTAATTAATCCTGTTGCTCGTAAAACATGGATACCTCTAGTTGACCAACTTTTTTTATTAGCGGATGGTTGGAAAGGTATGCACGATAAAAAACTTCTAGCAGAATATAAAGCGCAAGGTGTGCAATACACTTCTCGTAAGACATCTTCTTCCGAAATAACATGGAGGCTTAAAGACCAAATACAGCCTAAAGATAATATACTAACTAAAATATTAGAGCTGAAATATGTGAAAATGTTTACAGAGTTTTCTGATAAGAGTGAGATTATAACACGTATGAGTTTATACAAAAGGGCAAGAGAAAAAGGAATGTCTCCTTTTGATGCCGCCTGTCTTGCTTCTGATGGCACAACTAACTTTATGCGTGCTGGTACATCCTCAAAAGCTATTAATCGCTACGTTCCATTTTTCAATGCTAGTATTCAGGGCAACTCTGCATGGATAACTGCTATGAGAAAAGACCCTGTAGGGTTCACAACCGCAGTCGGTATATATTTAGTAGCTCCGTCTATTGGTTTGTGGTGGCTCAATCAAGATAAAGATTGGTATAGAGATATGTCTTTAGAAATGAAAAACAAAAATTGGTATTTCCCTATTACAGATGACGTGATTATTGCTATTCCTAAACCCGAATTTTTAGGGAGTATGTGTTCTTTACTTGAAAGGGTATTAGACGCTACTATGTCGGGTGATGTAGGGCAAGGAGCTATTAGTAAGACTGCTGAGAGTGCTGTTACTTCCCACCTCATACCTAGCCATTCCCTTTCTTTTATTTTACCTTTAATGGAATGGATAACAAACTATAATTTTTACAGGGGTAGACCTATCGTAAACCAACACTATGCTAATCTACCCGATGAAGAACAATATAGTCTTTATACTACTGAACTTGCTAAAGGTATAGGTAAAACTTTTGGTGTCTCCCCTATGAAAGTAGATAACACCATTTATGATTTAACTACTACAATGGGTAGAACCGCACTTGAAGTAGTAGACATCTTCATGAAAGACAATCAAACACCTAATAAAAAATGGACAGAATATACTCGTTTCACATTCACTAGAGGTACATCCGGTACACGAAGTGCTGACGTATTTTATGATGGGATTACCTCCTTAACTAAGCAGGCTAAAAGTGCTAAGGCAAGGAAAGATAGTAAATATCATAATGAAATGGTTGCAAAGTTAAAGGGAATGAATACAGCAAAAAGAAATGCTAGCAAAATTACTGCTAATATCAAGAAATTGGAAGAAAGCCCTCTTGATGGTGCAACTAAACGAAAACAGCGAGATATTTTAGTTGAACAACGTAACAATATTTACAGAAATGCTAACAAAAAATACCTAAACTATAAATATATACAATCACCCGAATAATATGCTATAATTTATGTGGGAGGGTTGCTTTATGATGAAAAGAGAACTGATACCAAGAATACCTATAATTTCTGTTATAATCACTATTGCTCCCATTATATCTGTTATTCATGAATGTTTATACCCAAATTCTCCTAATTCATCACTATGTAGATTCATTATTAAAGCTTATGCTTACTTTTTTGGTTGTGGTATGTTCGCTCTAATGCTCTTAACACCCATAGCAATATTGGTCGGTGATATATGGCAAAATGAACCTAATAAGTGGAAAGCATTACTAAGTTCAATCATTTGTATCATTATTTATTTTGTTTTGATTGCTCTCGGTGCTGGTAATGGAGTGGATATTCCATATGCTCGTTACTTTGCTAGATAATTTTTGTGTCTTCTCTTTTTGGGGTGATTCCAATGTACAATTAACTGTTATCCCTACTTCTCAATTCCATTAAAGGAGGTTTACGCATGGAATTTGACGAAGCAATTTTGCAAGAGATACAGCAACAATTCAAAAGCAACTACACCAAGCTTTTAGAAGATGTTAATAGGATTTACACACAAGGCACTATGCGTGACAGCTTTACAGGCTTATACAACAAACAAGCCTTTGAACACGACAGTACCTCTAATCATACAGGGTTTGTTGGCATACTCTTTGCTGATATTAACGGACTAAAGTATACCAATGACCACAAAGGACACACCGCAGGTGATAAGCTCATAAAAGACTTTGCGAACCTGCTTAAATCCACTTTCAACCCTGCGTCTTATAAATGTTATCACTTGTCGGGTGATGAATTTATAGTCGCAGGTTTTGACATTGTTATACCTACTTTCCTCTCACTTGTTGTGTCTTTCCACAAATCCTTGTGGGATAAAGACACACACCCAGTTGCCTCTCTAGGTTATTCTGCTGGCGAGTATAGCGACTTGCAACAGATTGTAGAATACGCAGAAAAGGCAATGTATGAGGATAAGCAAATGTTTTATATTAAATACCCCAACATGAAAAGATAATACTTTATATAGTCCACTAGTGTAAAAGCTAGTGGGCTTTTTAATTTTCAGAAAGGAGCTGATTATAATAGCTACAAAGTTATTGTCTTCTGTTACCTATATTGCAACAGGAACACAGACAACCTTTACCATTCCTTTTGATTATCTACGTAAAACATTTATTCATGTAGTTGTAGATGATGAAGAAATTACAGATGGTGTTAGTGTCGAAGATAGGACTATAGTGTTTACCACTGCCCCTACCAAAGACGCTACTGTCACTATTTACCGCTCTACCCCTACTGAACGCCTTGTAGCGTGGGGTGACGCAACCATTCTAAAGGCAAGGGATATGACAATATCCGAGGTACAGCAACTACATATTATTGAAGAAAGTCAAGATTGGTCGAAAAGCAACTCTATTACTTTGAATGATGGAGAAACTGCATGGCAAGGCAGGGGCTATCCCCTTTCAAATGTTGCTGACCCTACAGACACACAAGACGTTGTTACTAAAAACTATCTTGAAAATGTTAAAGATTCCTTTACTATTACTATGAATGGTATCAAGACAGCTACACAACAATATGTTGATGAAGCTAAGGCTAATGTCACTAACTATGCTAGTAATGCGGCGACAAGTGCTACTAATGCCGGCAATAGTGCGGCTAATGCAGAAACTAGTGCAACCAACGCTAAGACATATGCAACTAATGCGGCAAGTAGTGCCACAGCCGCCGCCACTAGTGCCATTAATGCTAGTAGCTCTGCAACTGCCGCACAGTCTGCTAGTAGTACCTCTAGTAACTTTGCTACAAGTGCAAGAAGCAGTGCGAATGAAGCGTTGACCTATCGTAATAATGCTAGTACATATGCGGATAATGCTAAGACGTATATGGAGACAGCAAAAGACTACAGTGAGAACGTCAATGTATTTGTGCCTAGTGTGTCTAGTGATGGTGTTATCAGTTGGACAAACAAGGCAGGGCTTACCAACCCCTCCCCTGTTAGCGTTAAGGGTGCTACAGGTGAAGCAGGTAAAGCCGCTACTATTGCTATAGGTACCGTTACTACAGGCGAAGCAGGTACAAGTGTTAGTGTTACTAATAGTGGTACTACATCTGCCGCTGTATTTAACTTTGTCATTCCTAAAGGTAAAGATGTTACTGTTGATTCTGCTCTATCCTCTACTTCTACTAATCCTGTACAGAATAAAGTCATTAATACCGCCCTTAATAAAAAGGCAAACACTAGTAGTTTAGCGGCTGTTGCTACTAGTGGTAGTTACAATGACCTTACTAACACTCCTAGCCTTGCTACAGTAGCTACTAGTGGCTCTTACAATGACCTTACTAACACTCCTAGCCTTGCAACAGTGGCTACTAGTGGCTCTTACAATGACCTTACAGATACACCGACAATTTCCTCTGCCTCCACTTCTTTGCCTTATGCTATTTGTAGTTCAGCTAAGTCAACAGCGGCAAAGGTAGCAACAGTAATAACAGGCTCTTTCTCTAAAGAAGATGGTGCTTTAGTTACTGTTAAGTTTACATACAGTGGTACGGTATCATATCCTTATACTACTCCTACATTAAATGTAAATTCAACAGGGGCATATTCTATGCTAAGCGATAAGTTTACTTCATATACTATACCCCCTATTGCCCTATTTCTTTATTTAGCCTCTAGGTGGTATGCAATAGAAGCAGGTAATATATCGTCTTCCTATGATGACTATGGTGGAGATGGAGGTTAATACATGAATACATCTAATGGTATAAAAAAAATATTTCTTATTTTAGGTGATGGGTGTAATATGTCCTGTGCCTATTGCAAAGCTCATCTGAACAGTACGAAATCACAAATGGGCGTTACTTATCCGAGTGGTGCTGTTATGGCATATCTGAAAAATACCATAGCAAATGAACCTACTTTAATAAATTTTTATGGTGGAGAACCTCTATTATATTTTGACGTTATTAAATACATTATTGACAGCATTAATGCAAAGCAAGATGATGTGATATGGAGTACGATGACTAATGGTAAGAGTATCACCCCTGCAATGGTTGAGTATTTTAATAAACATAAAGTAACTGTTAATTTATCATGGGATGGTGAACAGACAAAAACACTTAGAGGTTATGATGTTTTTGCAGATAATGCTATAAAAGACTATCTGTTAGATATAGATGATTTATGGATAAACAGTACCTTGACCTCTTTAACCTCTCCTTTAGAAATTGCTAATAGTCATATCCCCCATCTTGCTGAATATCAAAAAAGGCATGGGCATAGTTATGGTATTCATATAGGTCTCGCTACTCCCACAAGCGCAAATGACCCTTTATATCAATATGATTATCAGAAGATATACAAGGAAATGCAATATATTATAGCTAAAGGTATTTTTGAAAGCTTAGCAAAAGAACCTAAAGACTTTTCGCCCATAGACTGTATTGCACGCACTTTGTCCTTTACATTCCAAAAGAAAGCTAGAGGTACACGTGATATTTGCTTAGACATGGATATTAAAGGTAATTTTTTTCTCTGCCCCTTTAGTAGAAAAACTGTGGATACGTTAAATACCTTAGATTCCTATATTATTAAAGCCAAGGAATTAATGATTGCAAGACACTGTACTAAAAACTGCCCTGTACATATGATATGTGATGGAGGTTGCCCTCAATTAAAAGATACTCCATTAGGTATTGAAGGGTGCGAACTACGCAGAGCATATTATATGCCTATGATAGAATTAGTGACAGGTAAATTATATGAAAAGTATAAGGAGGGATATTTTGAAAATTGGTGATAAAATTTATAGAGATTTAATGACTACCAATTCTGAACTCTTTGAAAAACAACAGTTGGAAATGGCACTTGTATGTGAAAAAAATAATTGGTGTATGGAAGATGGTGTGGATGTAGAGGGTAGAGAATATTTAATTATAAATCCCTACATCCCCCCCTCCCTCGACAGTTACAAAACCCAAAAGCTTTATGAACTCAAAGCACAGCGTGACAGCGCAGAGGTAGCACCGATTGAGTACAACGGCAATACTTTTGATTATGACGACAAGGCACGTGACCGCATTAATGCCGCCATTATCGCTTTGGATTTGCAGGGCGAGGGTGCAAGCATTGACTGGACTACAGCAGACAACACAGACGTTAAAGTCACTGCAAATGACTTACGTATGGTTATTGCCGCTGTTGCTGTACGTAGTAACCTTTTACACAGTGCATACCGCACAGCTAAAGAAAAAGTAGAAGCGGCTACCACTAAAGAAGAGATTGAAGCAGTAACAATTTAATAATCACTA